AATGCAGTAACATCAGACGCCAATGAGGTGAGTGATGAGTCAGTTGCATTGATAAGAGTAGTTAATGAACTTGTTGCGGCTGCTACTGCTTCACCAATATCTGTTGCCGTTTTTACTTCTAATGCAGTAACATCGGATGCTAAGGAGGTGAGTGATGAGTCAGTTGCATCTATACGAGTGGTTAGACCGGACGTTGCAGTAGATACTGCTTCTCCAATGTCGGTCGATGTCTGTACCTCTAGTTCTGTAACATCGGATGCCAATGCAGTAAGAGAGGAATCGGTAGCAACAATCATCGCAGTTAATGAACTTGTTGCGGATGCTACTGCTGTACCTATGTCTGTTGCCGTTTTTACTTCTAATTCTATGACATCTGATGCTAAGGAGGTTAACGAAGAATCGGTTGCGACAATCATCGCAGTTAATGAACTTGTTGCGGATGCTACTGCTGTACCTATGTCAGCTTCAACCTGAACTTCTAAGGTGGTCACATCGGATGCTAGTGCAGTGATAGATGAATCATTCTCAACAATCATTGCAGTCAGAGTACTGTTCGCTGCAGCGATGTTATTATTCAGTTCTACTCGAAGGTCTACAATATCTTGAGAAAGGACAGTTATATCAATACCGTTATCGTCGATATAGTCTATTATAGTCGAACGTGCATCTGCCGCGGCATCAATGTCACTGTCGATAATAGATTCAAGAGCATCCAATTGAGATAGAATAGATGTGATATTTGTTTCGTTGACAACAACTCTAGGTTCAAGGTTTCCATTGATATCACCATTACCTATGGCATCAGATAGTGCAGAGTCGATTAGAAGTGACAGGTCACTAATAGTAATACCACTACCACCACCTGTAAGTTGGAGTAGATTATAGAGTTCAATGAAGTTGTCATTGATCTTATCACCAGCAGTTCTAAGAGAGTCACCACTCTTACTATTTGACGCAGTACCCAATCCTATGATTTGTCTAGTCATTACATTTTCCTAAAATTCGTATTTTTTTCTATTAGTTAGTGTTACCAGTAACTACTCTTATTGGGATGTTTCTCGTATAGGTCTGACCTAACAACACACCCGTTGCTGTAACGGATACGTCTGTATTATCAGATAAATTTTCGTCTAGTGTCGCAGTGTATGACTGACCAAAACTCAAAGTTGCTTGATTGACATTCCACTCAGATGGGAAGGTTAGTGTTATGTTGTTATCTGACTTACCATACACATTATAGTAGAACACTACATCTCTATTCGTAGAGATATCAACAACAAGTTCTTCATCGGTACCAGTTGAGCCAGGATGATACGTCCTAGGTTTCAGTACCTCCATTGCATACCATGCAATATTATCATCTGGGTCATTTACCTGAACAGGTGTCGAATTTAGAATTACTAATGGAGAAGATGGACTCAAGTCTGCGTCAGCAACCCCACCATCCAAAGTCCAAGATGCATCGAATTCGATGGTATCTGTACCAGTTGGAACAGTTGGTGTACCACCTGTAGAAAGAACGGATAGTTTTATTCCAACAGTTCCACTGAGAGCAGTTAGTGGGTCTAAGTGCATACTGTCTACTAAGTAATCATCGTCGTTGGAATGTTCCTGTATCATCACACTTTGAGAGGCCGTAAGACTATCATGAACCACATGCCATTGGTTTCTAGTTCGTGCATTGTGGACACCACCAGATACAGTTACATCGGCGTTTGGAGCAAACCCATTATACAATTCTGAATTTTCATTACCAGAACTAGTATAGTATCGAGGAGTGACATCCTGTCCGTTAATGGAAACTATCTCTATTTCACCACGGTATGACTCTCCACTCTCAACCGCACGGTCTAACCATCTACCTGAGAATATTGGAGCAGTTGGATTCAAAGTTCCTGACAAATAACTGTTCATATTATTGTTGTGTACCACAACATCAAAAATACCGGAAGTATGATATGTAACACCTATCCAAACCTTTCTAGGCATATAAGCAGTATTATATGGCCAATCAGGCATTCTGTATCTATTACCATCACTGTGTCGTGTTATGACTCTTGGGCCACTAGAAGCAGTGATGTTTTGAACATTAAAAGTGTCGGGGAATAATGTTGCAGTAGGTTGAGTAGTTCCACCTGTGTCTGTGTTTCCACCTGTGTCTGTGTTTCCACCTGTGTCTGTGTTGCCATTATTACTTTCTGCATCATCAGCATCACTTAGGTATACCGTGTTGGACATAAATAATGCTTCGTTTGCCATGGTGACCGAGGCAGGAGATGCCCAGTCTGCAATGGTCCCGTGGATAGTCTGTAGGTCTTCTACTGACATATCTCTGTATTGGTCCAGTATCTTCATTGAACTAATGATAAATGGTGAGTCTGTCTCAGTCATAGTTAATAATGTCCATTCTGGTGCGACACTTGCACCTGACTGACTGACAAGTGACATTGGGTACTCTGGTGCAGCAAGTGGGTCGATCGGCAATCCAGCACCTATTCCCATCACTGACGAACCTTGAATAACAACATCTGCTGCTAGATAGAATCCAGCAGGGTGTACCATCTTCTTATATAATTCTTCGTAGTCACTGAAGGATAGACCTGTTTTCAAAAGAATCGAGAATATCTGATATCTCTTATCGTCTTGAATATAATGTAACGACTGTGGTCCAATTAATGAACCACCAGGTTTATCATTCAGAATAAAGATGTCTTTCTTAGGATAAGATACCTCAACGTCTTCATTGAAGAATGCCTTGAAGAACTGTTCAGTTGAAATTTGTGTACCCTTAGAACGATAGAAGTCTGCAATTAGACGTGCCATCAACCTAGGGTTGGCATAGAAGGAATCTGAACTCAATCCGTCAGTGATGTCCCCAAACAATAAATCAAGAAATTCGTTGGGTGCATCTGGTGTGGATGTAAGTGAAGAGATATCACGTGCGTGGAACAGGTCACGTATCAACCTAGAAAAAGACCCGGCCGTATCACCGTCCATATAATCATAATAAGTCTCTAGGAACTTAATGAATAACGGGTACTCTTCATCAAAAAAGTCAGGTAGTGCTTCGTCAACCTTAGAGTTGTGAAACGATACGTGACTTCTCTTAGGATCTATCTCTATATTATACATTTTACAATATTACTCTAGTAGTCTGCTCATCAATTACTGCGTTGGCAATCAACGAATCTTCATCTAATGCAATGATGTAGTTTCTCAATGGACGTACCGTGCTTGGGTTAGCAGGGGTTACAGATACCTTTAGTGTTAGAGGTGCAGCGGTATCTACAGCAAGTGCGTGTAGGAAGACCTCTCCAGTAGCAGGCTCGTAACGACCGATGTTTCTTTCTCGGACAATATTGTCTAGGTCAAATATCTGTAGTCGGGTCGACCCTATCTCATTCTTAATGTACACGTTCTGACCGTTGTACTTGAATATGGATGTCTTCACTGTGTGTTCATCATTGTCCGGAATGGCTAATGCATACGGGAAGTTGATAGTGTAATCTTGTTCCGAACCATTATCTACCTCGATTCTTTGTTGACCCTTAACGTCCACCCTAGAGTTTAGAATAGATGGACTTAGTTCGTCGATTTCTTTTAGTAGATTAGAACGACGGAAGACGGCATCGAAAGTCTCCAGTCTTGAATTAAAATGTGTGGTGATGACATTCTTCACTGCTACTTGCATTGCTTCGGGACTAGTTGTTTTTGTAGGATCGATATTGAATCTACATACGATTTCGATATAAGTCATTTCTGGGTCAACGAACTTAGTATCAATTGACATGATTGCTAGGTTAGATGTTAGGTTGTCACTGATCAAATTCTTGGTGTCTTGTTTACTCAACTCATCAACATCGTCTTCGAAGTTAAGACTAACAAACACCTTACCGAACTCTGGTGGAATATTGTCCTGACCGCCCCAAGCCACCACATCACTTATTTGAGATGCGAACTTACTTCTAATTAGGTTCTCGTAGTCGTCCTCAGTGACCAGTCTTTGTTGTGCAGTGAATGCTCTAGGTGCGTTTCTTTTTATAGAAGAAAGAGACTCTTTCTCTGAACCACCCGATGAAGCAGATACTGTTTGAGTGGTAACCGTTCTACCATTCAACGACTCGGCACTGAAAGAACTTACACCATTTGCATCTGGTCCACGAGTCTGTAAATACTCTACCTGAATCTTGCTACCAACAGTAGGTGCTTGACCCAGTACATTACCATCACTGAAAAAGATTTCGAAGTAACCATTCGAGACTTCTTTGACTATATAAACCTTAGAGTCTTCGTCGATAGTTACGGAGTTTTCTATGTTGATGTATGTGTCGTATACGGATGTGTTGAAGTTGCTGAACACTTTGACTGACATGGTCGATGTGTCCATGTTTTTATCCGAAATAACGTATGCGTTGTCTTCACCAGAGAAAAGAAAAGTGTTTGTTTTAGAAACACCTTCGTGAACCCGAACATTCTCGAATACGAATTGGTCACCTGTTTTGAATGCGATCGTTTGTTCTTGGGTGACAAAGGTGAATGACACCTCATCAACGTCTCCTGTGAACCTGTGACCAAGTGGTAATGTAAGTACATCTTCACTTGGCAACGCATCAACCGTCGCAGTAACCAACCCAGTTGAACCTGTGCGAGACTTCGTAGTGTACCCCAATGCCTCGGCATGGGCAAGTGCAGAAGAACGTATTTGAGACGATGACAGGAACGACTCGTTGATTGCCATGTTAGCAGTCAATGCATTGATATGTGTATTGTATGCGAGTACGTCTAGTATACTAGAAAGTCCACTACCATCAAAATCATAATCACTGAAATCTTCACTCTGTCTAAAGTGTTCAATGAGACTTTGCTTGATATTTGCAAAATCTAGGTCAGAATTTTTTATTGTCATTTATCGTATCCTCGCAATATTCACGTTCACAGTATCGACCACTGATGTACTTATTACTTCGAAAGTCACCGATATGCTTACACTATTGTAATCTGGTTGTATATTGACCCTAACCTTTTTAACCTTTGCCCTAGGTTCATGGTCTCGTAGAGTCTCTTTCACGGCAATCCGTATGTCTTCTGCCTCTAGGTCTGTAGATAGACTGAACAGAAGGTCACCTAGGTTAGCACCAAGGAGAGGACGGAACGGAACAGAACCGTGGTTGGTCATCAATAAGTTCTTTACTGATTGACGAACGGCCGCAACCTCCGTCTTTTTATAGACATCCCCCGAAGGTTTCTTTTCAAAAGAACAATCAACGTCACTGTTAACATAGGGTACGCTAACCGTGATAGGTCTATTGGATAGATTGCCATCTTGAATAGAAAATTTGGTATTAGTCATAATGGTTAAACTCTTTTTGTACTATTTATACCGAAACCGCAACATCGATTTCAGGTAATTCAGGTAAAGTTAAATCAAATGATGTTGGGATTCCTATCAGACCGAGTACATCACAGAAAGTCAACGTTAGGAAGTCGAGTAGTGCACCCAGTCCTATAGCATCTAGGAATGATTTAATCTTCTTTATCCACATGTTGATGAGTTCTTTTTGCCATTGTGCGAACCAGTCACGAGCAGCACGTACAAGGTCTGCAATCTCTTCCTCCGGACATTTCACATTGGTATCAATCTCACCCCCAATGATGTCTTGCAGAGACATACCGAACAAGGACACTCCTTTGAGTTGATCGACAACGTATCCATTAACACTGAAGTTCTCTACGTCATCCTTTAGTGCTTCACCCTTAGCCTTCGCAGACTCTATCTCTGCACGTATAAAGGTCTCTACATCAAACTCTAATAGGGAGGGTAGACTAGGTAGACCCAAGGTATCCCATATCGTCTTGAACTTGTCGATCAATGCTCCGAAGGTAGACTGCAATAGATTGGTACACAACTTAACCAACTCGTTTTTAAAATATGACCAAGTAAGTTTACCCTTCCACTCATCACACTCAACACCGAACTCACCTTTGTAGTACTGATACCCTTCGGGTACCATAGCATAATACCTGTCTACCTCATCGGTGATTTGTTTCTTGATACTCTCTTGTTCGTTCTTCTCCAATATCTTGAGTAGGTCGACACTGATACCCATTACGGATACCGAGAAACTTACTGGGATAACACTCGATATCATATCAAGCATTTTAACTGGAATGAATATATGGAACTCATCAATCAGTTCCGACCATGCGTCGTTAGCTTCTTTCTGCCAGTTACGTATCTGTCCTTTCTGCCAATACGGAGATAGTATACTAGACTGTAATTCAGCAAAGTCTTCTATCTGTTTGATGGCATCATCTATCTGTTTCTGTACCTCGGCATCCAAGTCTGGGGTCGCAACGGAGTACGCCTTCAACTTGCTAGGTATCATTAGGATATCATTGTACACCTGAACGAACTCAGCCTTAGTAGGTAGAGTTGTGCCAGAACATGGGAGTTCCGTCGTCATGAGTTCAGTTTAATGTTTTTAGCATTGATAGAGACATCACCGCCCGCAGTTAGATCTACATCACCACCGACATTAATAGTTACCTTACCAACGATTGTTACCGACTCGTCTCCAAGTACTATTGAGTAGTTGTCTTTAGTAATGTACGTGGTAATAGATCCATCCGCCATCATCTCATAGAAAGTACCAGACTTGTGGGATTCTTTAATACGTTCAGCACCAGCCGTATCATCATACTCTTTATAGTGTCCGGTCTCTGTCTCGTACACCTTATTGTCAGGATAGTTGTCTTCTGCCTTAGAGTTCTTATCACCTTT